AGATGTAGAATTTGACTGGAAGAAACTAACTGAAAAAGAGAAAGAAACTATACACGGTAATGAAGGACATGACGTTGGTGTTATTGCACAAGAGATTGAAGAAGTATTACCAGAAGTAGTTACTCAAAGAGATAGTGGATATAAAGCAGTTAAATATGAGAAAATAGTGCCTTTACTAATAGAGGCAATTAAGGAACAACAAGAAGAAATAGATTTGTTAAAAGCAAATCTTGACCAACTTAAATACAATAGGAGATAAAAGTGGCTAAAAAAATAGCAGAAAAAGCAGTTGAATCTGGAGTGTCAGTTAAGCAAGTTGAAATCAAACATCTTAGAACTATGAAAGATGAAGCAGGTAAAGATGTTTCAGTAGTAGATTGGACTGATGTAAAAAATGTTGATGTAGCAATTTCAGATGCAGAAGCAGCTTTAGCAAAAGCAGAAGCACAAGTGACTGAACTTAAAGCAGATATTGCTGAGTATAAAAAGATAAAGGGATAGTATGGCAGGTCCAGCAGTAGGAACAAGTAATGTGGGACTAAAAGCTATTGGTAGTGCTTTAGGAGAAGCATGTGGAGTAACAGACTCAACAAACATAAGTTTGGCGAGTTTATGCACAGGAGAAAGTATTGGTGGTATCCAGAATAGTTATTCAAGTGGCGATGATTATGGTCCAGCTGACACTTTTAATAGGTTAGGTGGAACTAATAATCCAATATTAGGCACTTCTACAGATAACCCTGATGCTTCTTATTTAAACAATATTAATACAGAGCCATATAATATGAGCCATACATTTGGTGGACAACACGCTGATTTAGGTGGTGGAGGAGGTCCAGGTCGATGAAAGGTTATGCATATGGTGCAACTTATACTGTAACAGAAGATGCAATAATAGATGAAGCAACAGGTTGGGATGTAATGTCTACTTGGGAAACTCCTATTATGCAAAAACACGCTGATATAGTATGTGCTAATGGTGGACATATATTAGAATTTGGTTTTGGTATGGGAATTAGTGCTGGTTTAATACAAGAAAAAGATATTGAATCGCATACGATTATAGAAATCAATGATGGAATATATGCTAATTTAGTAGAATGGGCTAAAGACAAGCCTAATGTTATAGCAGTTAAAGGAGATTGGTATAATGATATACCTAAAGATAAGAAATATGATGGTATTTTTTATGATGGGTTTGGAGATATGATGAATAAAAGATATTTTCCTACAAGAATTATGGAACATTGTAAGGTTGGGACTATCCTTACTTGGTATAATAATCTCTTAAAAGAAGAAAGCCAATATGATGGTGATGTAAAAACAATGAATAGATTACATAATGGTAAAGCATTGGGAGATTTAGAACAATTTAAAAGTCCAGAAAGAATTACTTACGAATCAGTAAGTTTAACAATACCAGATGAAGCTAGAGTAAAATGGTATTTAGAGGGAAGTGGTAATACTTACTATGCCCCTAAATTAATAGTGGATAATAATGATTTAAATTAATAAATTATATGCACTTAAAATAGTAAATAAGGAGAAAAAATGGCTAAAGAACAAGATAAAGCAAAAGAAATAGTACAAGAACCTATCAATTTAGAAGAACAATTGAAGGTAATTGAAGCTCAAATTGCTGAATTGCGTGGAACACACAACTACATAAATAGTCTTTTACAACAAGGCTTTAAAGTTGTGCCTCCAGCTGAAAAATAGAAATGAGGGGGGAGTAATACTCTCCCCAACATTAACACTTTAGATTACGGAGATAACATGGAAGTAGGAAAAGACACTAAGTTTAGTCTTACAATTGAAACAGCAATTAGTATTGTTGTTACCTTAGGTATGGTTATTGGTATGTGGTTTACTCTTAAAGCCGACATAGAAGAAGCAAAAGAATTACCAGTACCAGAAGTGGGTCGTACAGAATATGATTTAAAAGACCAAATGATACGAAACACAATCATCGAAACGCAAAAAGACGTTACAGAAATGAAGGAAGAGCAAAAAGAAATGCGTGATGATGTTAAAAATATCGAACGTATGATGATGCAACAAAACTAATGAGGAAACATTATGATGAAGACATTCTTATTACGATGCTTATTGCTGGGTGGCTTTTTTTGGCATTCATCCTTGCTATATGGGCAATCAACTCTTAAAAACTTACAAGAAGTACAATTCTTAAGTCAAAACCAATGTGTAGTTATACAGGTTAATGCAGATTGGAATGCAAGAGCTGCTATTGATTTAGGAAAAATGAAAGACTGTGTTTGGTTTAATGCTAGTATAGACAATAAAGAATATGGTGCTATAATAGCAAACGAATGGAAGATAGCTTCAGTTCCTACAATACTTATGTTTGAAAAGGGTAAAGAGATTAAAAGATGGGAAGCAGGATTATCATTTGCATTAAATGCAGACGATATTAAAAAAGAAATCAAAAAAGAAATTGATGAAATAATGTTAAGAAGATTTCAATAAGGAGAAAATATGAAGAAATTATTAGCAGGATTAATGTTAGTATGCTCATTGAGTGCTCAAGACTTTTTTAAGTTTGGGACTATTTATGGTGCATATAATCTAACAAGTCCTTTAACAAAAGACCAAACCTATCAAGTTAGCAATGGTGCTTTACAAGAAATACAAGAAGAGTTAGAAGACCATGGTTCTCTAACATTAGGTATTAGAAAATTAGCACGATTTGAATATGAGAATAAACCTGAAGTATGGTATACAGGTAAAGAAGCTCCTATCAATGAAAGTGTTATGATTGGTAATGGTATGGCTAAAGGTTGGGAATATGTATTAGAATACTCTCAACACAAACAATTTGGTGAAGAATTTGATAATCACGAATATATGTTACGATACTTAGCTCCTAAGTTTATCTTTAAAGCAAATTATGATGCTAAAGGATTAGAAGACTTAGAGTTTGCTGCAGTAGATATGAGATATAGAAAGAATTTAGGTAATCTAGATTTATCTATTGGTATTGCAGGTAGACTACATCCAGCATATTTAGATTTTAGACCTATTGATTTATGGTGGGATGAACAAGGTATAGATACTAGTGAGTATATTCCATTTTGGGAATTTGCTTATTTTTATGGATATACAGATTCTTTTGAGCAACAATATACTCAATATGGATATGAATTTTATGATTATCTATGGTGGGATGCTGAAGGAAATCTTGTAGCAACTACTGATGAAGAGTTTTATACTTTAGTATACGGTGAAATAGTAGATGACTATAATGAAGAATATGCTCGTGATTTAGGGTATCAAAATGAATTATCTTTATCTGTGGGGATAGATTACTATAAGTATTTAGAACAGAGTTGGATTCATATGTGGAGTACTGTGTATCCTTACAATAAAGGAATGTCAGACTATTCATTTAATTATGAAATAGCAGACAATAAAATAGACTACGATATGGGAATAGTAATAGGATGGAAACTATCTCCTAAGTTCGGAGTATTTGTTCAAGGTCGCTACTTATCTATGTACGATGTACAAAGTTATGAGGCAATGACTGGAATAAATTGGTTAATATATTAATGGAACTATTATTGTTAGGAATATTTGGAATATGGTTAACATATATAGTTATTAAAGAGGAGATAAGATTATGATTAAGTTTATATTGGGATTTGTATTAGGTTTTGCAGCACATTATGCAATCTTTTGTTCAAAAGATATAAAACAAAAGTGTGTTCAATGTTGGGAATTTGCAAAGCTTAAATCAAAAATTCAAAAAGCTAATAAAAAAAGAAAAGGTAAAAAATAATGCCTAAGTTAGACGTTATTGGAAATATTATCAATAAGGTTGCAGATAATGTTGATAGGTTTACTTTAGACAAACAGGAGAAAGCTGAGTTAATTGCTGAAATTAATAAGGCTCAAATGGAAGTCAATAAAGTAGAAGCTGGGCATACATCAATCTTTGTTGCGGGCTGGCGCCCCTTCACAGGCTGGATATGTGCTACAGCTTTAGGCTATCACTTTATCTTACAACCTTTATTGACATTTATAATGTATACATTTGGGAATGAAATCGTATTACCAACCTTTGATATGGGTACTCTTACTACAGTACTTCTCGGAATGCTCGGTCTTGGGGGAATGCGCAGTTTTGAGAAGGTGAAAAAAAGTGCCTAAACAAGAATATATGATAGTAGGCTTTCATGGTGGCATGAATGATAATACCAATCCTAAAGATATAAGTGATATTGAAATGGTTGAAGCAGATGGAGTTTCATCTCATAGAGTTGGAAGATTAGTAGGTATCGGTAATAAAGATACTGCTTTAACGGGTTTAGCAACATCTGATAATGTTTCAGCAGATATAGAACCTGGATATGGCTTATTTCCTTTTTCTAGTGATTATAAAGACAATGAAACTAATAGTCCTGAAAATTGGTTAGCATTATATGATAAAGCTAATAATTTAATAAAATTTTATTATGAAGATAAAGGTTCGAGTTCTCCAAGTATATCTAGTGGGAATACATTAGCTACTGGAGGAGCAATTAAACCTTCTTTTTATTATGTTGATGATATGTTAAGAATGTCTGATGCTTCATTTTCTCAATCTAGTAAATGGTATGGATATATTAATTCTATTTTATTTTGGACTAATAAATCTGGAGATTCAAGTAACCTTCATAGTATTAACAAATGGACAAGTGGAGACCAAAAATTAAAAACTCCTCTTCAATTAATCGGAGACGAAATAAATTTAATTGATTTACAAACTGCTAGTCCAAATACTGGAACAATAGGAAATGGTACTACTAGAAAGTTATTTTTAGGTTATTGGACTAATGAAGGAGGAGATTGGAATGGTAATTATGAATTTGGTGTATCTAATATTTATATAGGAGAGCAAGAAAGTGGTGTAAGTACTGTTTTTGACCAAGTAAATATTCCAGATACAGCTCAGTTTTATAATAACGAAGTTATATTTCAAGTATTTATTCCAATGAAAACTAGTGCTACAATAGCAGATGACCAAGCTCATATATTGGGAGATGATAGAATTATAGGGTTAAATTGGTATTTTAGAGAACAAGGAGAAGAAGATTGGATTTTTTTAATGAATACAGATTTAAAAGAAGGTGGAAAACATTATTGGAAAGCATATAATGCAGATTCACAGACTACATATGGATACTGGACAGGAGCAACAGTAACAGATAGTGGAAGCAATGTTAGCGTTCCAAGAGGAGTTGATATATTATTAGATTCAAGCACTCCTAATACTCATATTGCTTTTCATGATGTAGTAGCAAGTAATGGAACTCCTTCAGGAACGGATTGGGAAGGAACAATTAGTGGAAGTGATAATGCAACTCAAGCAGGAAAATCTTACTATAATGTTTACTTAAAAGTAAAATTAAGTAATACTAATGTAAATGGTTTTGATGATAGATTTGGATTTTTAAGAGTATGGGGAGGAGCAGTTTCTCCTTTATATGTAAGTGAGGCTATAGATAATAGTGGAAATACTCAAAAAATTAGATTAAAAACAGGTCAAGGAGGAACCCCAGGAAGTACTTGGGATGAATTGTTTGTACCATTAGCTCTTCCAGGAATAGGTACTGATAGAGAATTTAAAGTAGAAGTATTGGATGAAAATTTTACAGTTATAGCTGATAGTGGTATTAAAAATATGACTATCGAGCAAAGTAATAAAGTTGAACCAGAGGATTATAACCAAGAAGATTATGAGGATAGACTATAATGCCTAATTATGCAGCAATGAACCCAGGAAAATATCATTTGGGAAAACCTTATAGTTATCCCCCTATTGAAAATAGAAAATATAATGATTCTTTAAATATTGTAGATATTAAATGGAAAACTTCAGCTTTGATTGGAAGAAGATTGTATGTAGGAAATGTTAAGCTTGAAGAAAAAGATGGAAAAGTTAGAGTATTAACTGATAGTATATTTAAATCTAAATCAAATAAATTTGATAGTTTTACCTTAGATAGAAGAATTGATGTTGCTGTTGGAGACGGAGAAGAAATAATAAGATTGGCTGGATATGCAGATAGATTATTACAATTTAAAGAAAACACATTACATATTATTAATGTTACACAAGGAGCTGAGTTTCTTGAAGCAACCCATAGATTTAAAGGAGTTTCTCATCATAATGCAGTATGTGAAACTGATTATGGAGTAGCTTGGTGTAATACTAATGGAGTTTATATTTATGACGGAGAACAAGTATCTGAATTACTTATTAAACAAGGTTTAAGAACAATTTCTGAAGACACTTGGAACTCTTTCTACAAAGATGAAGAAACAATGATTGGATATATTCCTAAATCAAAACAATTATTAGTTGTAAGAGGTATTAGTGGTGCTAATAGTGGAAATATTATGGTTTTTGATATGATAACACAATCTTGGACAAAAGGAACAGCTAGATTAGAGTTTTCAGGAACACAACATAAGACTAATTTAGTAAATCTTTGGGATGGAAGATTAGCATTTGGATATGAAAGTGATACTAATAAAATTACAGTAGTTCCTTGGAAGTCTGCTTCTTCTGAAGTAATTAATAATTATAAAGTAGAAACTAAAGAATTAAATTTTGGAACAGAGTCAAAGAAAAAAGTTATTAAAGTCCGTTTAAGATATAAAGGCGGAAATGGAGCGAATGATGCTGGAACAGATGTAACTACAAAAGTGTTGCCTAAATATGCAATAGATGGTGGAAGTTTTGAACATTCTTTTCAAGATGAGAATGGTAGCAATATAACTGACATACCAGGTAGTGTTAATTGGGCTGAAATTGAGCTTTATACTACTTCTAATGCAAATAATATAAGAACCTTTGCAATTCAGCTTACAGATGTTTCATCTCAAAATGTTATAGAAGACTTTGAAATTAATGATATGACAATAATATTTAGAACAAAGAGTGTAAAATAATGGCTGAAGCAGCAGAAAAAAAGTTTCAAGTTAGAAGAGCAAGTGTTGGAGGCTCTAATAGTCGTATGTCAAATAGAAGACGTATGCAACATTTAGTGCAATCAAAACCTACATTTGTTAAAGAATTTCCAGATAATAGTAGAGGAATGGAAGGTGATATTGTTTTTTGGGAAAATAAAAATAATTATAATAAAATAGAGCAATTTTTAAAGCACAAAGGACAGTGGATTAATATAACATTGGGTAGACCAGCAAACGATTCACAAAAAATTAAAAAATGGGTAAAAGCTAAAGCAGGATAAGTATGATAAAACAGTTGAATATTAGTAGAATAAATTTTAAATTTATTATAAAACCTAGGAGTATAAAATAATGGCAGATGAATATAATATATTAAAAGACCCTTTTGAATTGTCTTCTGGGTATTGGAATCAATATCAAGGAAGTTTATCTGATATTATAGGACAAACTGCAGATACTCAAGCTAGTGTAGATATTCAGAACTATAAAACTCAAGCACAGCAAGATAACTTTCAATTAGTTAGTGAGGGCTTAAGAACAACAGGAAATATTATAGAATTAAATGAAGATGAAGCAACATTTACTGAAAGTTTAGATTCGTTACGAGAAAAAGGTTATGATGTTGATGTAAGAAAAACTGGATTGTTTGGCAAAGAATATTGGCTAAAAGAACCAGATGGAACAGAATTTAAACAATGGTCAAGACCTAAAATATTAGCAGGTGGACTTTATAGCGATTATGGTAGCGATGAATATTGGTATGGAAAATTTGAACAATATAGAAATAGACCAGCAAATTACGAATTAGGTGATTTTTCAGATGATGAAATTTATGAAGCAATTGTTAGAGCAGAGCACGGTATACCAGACGATGTGGCTTGGGAAGATATTATTAGTGGAAAATGGCATACAGAAAATAATAGAACTTTAAGAAGCGATGTAATGAATACAGCTCCAGGATTTGAAGGGACATATGATTATGGGCTTCCTCAAGCAAATGCAACTTTTATTAATAGACCAGGAGAAGATTCAGATGACCCTGATAGTTTTAAAACTAATTATTATAACGCAGATATGGCAACACAAAATCAATTATATAAATCTCTTCAAAATGTTGGGTTAACACATTATGGAGATGATTGGAGCAATATGACTAATGCAGAAAGAAAAGAAAAGTTTTTATCTTTTGATGAAAAAGATATAGCATTTCAAAAAGACTGGGCAATAACTCAGTTGAGACAAAAAGGTTTTGGAGGATTAGGTCAATGGTCTGCACATGAGAGAGCAGCAAAAAAATTAGGTATAGTAAAAAAAGCATCAAGAGGTGAATACACAGAAGAGCATTATGGCTCTAAAGTAGGTTTTGATAAAGATGATTTATGGGGAACTAATAGTATTATGTATAATTTAATATTTGGAAAACGAAAGGGTAAAAGATAATGGCAACTCCTCAAGTAGCATTAATGGGAGCTCAAGTAGCTTTACAAGGTCTTTCTACTATTTTTGGAGCCAGAGGAGTTGCAAAAGCAGCTAAAGCTGAAATTCGTGGAAATACTGAATCTATTAGACTTTTAAATCAATCTATTGGAGATTTGGCTAATGTAGGACAATCTAGAAAAGAAGCAGCACAATATGAAAGTGCATTTCAATTTGATGTCGCAGGAGGACAAACTTCAAATATGTATGATGATTTATTTAAACAATATGAAAATAATATGGGTTCGCAAGGATTTGCTTTTAGTGGAGAATTGAAACAACAAAATTTATTAGCTGGTGAACGAATAGGCGAACAATTTTTAGATAAGAAAATGGCAATTGATATGGCTTTAAGTAAACAAATATCAGGTATAGCAGATTGGGAATCTGGAGAACAAGCTAGACTACAAAGTGAAAAAAGAAAATTAGAAGCAAGAAATAGAGTTTTAAGAACTCAAAATACAACTTGGAAAGCATTAGGATTTTAATATGGCAGACTTTAGACCAGCAAATATTTTAAGAGTTTTAAATGAAATGCTAGAATCTGAAAAGAGTAATAGACAGCATGATGAAACAATGGCATTAACTCAATTTCAATTACAAAGAGGTATATATGAATCTGATAGGTCATATAATTTAGAATTAAAGGATAAATTAGCTACTTCATTGATTGGTGCTCATGATATAGCAGTAGAATCAAGATTTAATGCACATAAGAAAATTAGTGCTTATATGCAGCCTTGGTCAACGGAGTTTTTTGCAAACCCAGCAGCTCCTACTTCAGATGAAATGGAAACATTTCGTAGACATCTCATAGACAGAAGTAAAGAATATCAAGGTGATATGGGCTCAGTTAAAGCAGAAAGATTTGTTAGTCTAATAGCTGCTAATGCTAAAGACCCAAATGAAATTGCTCATACATTAGCATGGGCTGAGTTTATGAATCAAGAACTGACAGATGCTGATTTTGATTTTGAATTTGGTTTATCAGCTCAAGATGCAACAAGAAAAGGAACGCCAAAAGAGTATAAAGGAGAGGTAGGATTTGATTTGAGTAGTGAAGAAGTCTATAACTCAATTAAAGATAAATCCCATCCGATGATAAAGGATTTTGAGGATATTATAACAAGAAATAGAGATGTTGGTAAAATTGAAATTGCACAAACAGAATTATATAATATAAATCCTTCTAGTCCTACTGCAAAAGATGAATTAGAACATTTTGCTATGCCTAGTCCAAAAGCAATGACAGAAATAAAAGAATCGATTATAAAAACTCAGATAGAGAATCAAAATAATCAACAGAATCAAAATAATCAAAATAATCAAAATAATCAACAGAATCAAAATAATACTGGAGCAATTGATTATATATCCTCTTTAGCTAATTTCAAGGAAGAAGAAAATAGCCAAGTTAGAATAAAAAAATTAAGAGATTATTTAGGTATTAATAAGAAAGACAAGCCATTGGATTGGAATTATTCTCTAAATGCTGATTCTGTAGAAAGTTTTCATAATAAAATTTTGGAAAGTATAGATGATATAGAATATGTAGTTAATAATTGGGATAAAAAGATTCCAAGCAAAACTGACCAAAGTGAAGCATATAAAGGACATTATATAGAATTGCTTAATTCGCTTCAATCAGAAGAAGAAAGAATTTCAGAACAATTAGATAGATTGCAAGATTTATCTCCAAAAAATCAATTTAGCACTAAAGCAAAGAATTGGTCAAGCAAAGGTAATAGAGGAATTAATGTTGGTAATGTATTAGGTGTTCCAATAAATGTTGGTAGCCCAGGAGCAAATCTAATAGGTGCTGGAGAAGAAAGTTTAATTAATGTTGCAGACCCAAATCTTTTTAGTGTGATTGGAGATGCGCTTGCAGAGAATACTAGAAAGCAACTTTTATCAAGAATTGAAAATAAAAGAAAAGCTATTAATTCTGGAAATCTTAGCGAAGAATATGTGCAAAATACATTAATACCACAATTAAATAAAATGTTAGTAGATTATAACAGAAGGTATCCTGATGTTGAATACGCATCAAGAGAAGAATAAATAAATGCCACAAACAGAATGGGATAAAATTAGAGCTAATTTGCAACAGCAAATAGAAAGTGGAACAGATGTTCTATCTGATACTACACGTTCACTTCCTTCATATGAAGATATGTTTGGAGCAGGTCCTTCCAAAACTCTAGAGCAAAATCTTGGTCAAAAATTATGGGGATTTACAAGAGTTGGAGGACAACATCTTGTAGATGCTGCTTTATGGGGTGTTCCAAGTGCGGTTACCGATTGGGAACCTGAAGAAGCTGAAACAAGAGCTGAAGAATGGGGGGCTGGAATAGGTCAAGCAATTGGTTTTATTTCTCCTTTTAGAATGGCTGGTAAACTCACTATGAAGTATGGTCAGTGGGCAGCAAAAAAAGCCTATGGTGAAACAGCAACTGCTGCTGGTAAATATAAAGCAATTCAAGACGCAACAAGAACAAACTTAGGTTTTGATAAACGCCGTATTAAGTATGACAAGAGCATTCCTAATCAATATCGAGCTACAGAAGCAATGGATAAATATCGCCAATTTGAAACAGGCGTTATGCAGCCACTTATAAAATCAGGTTTATATCAATTTCATCATAAGGATTTTTCTAAAACTATTTTTAAAAACAAAGATGAATTTTTAACTAGGATACATGATAATTTAGGAGGAGTTCTAAAAGAAGCGGGTGAAAAATATGGATTTAAAATTAGTGATAAAGCAGTTAAAGCTATTAATACTGAACTCCAAGATGGTTTAGTATCTAAGGCTGGTAAACAACCTCTTCTAGGAATACAAGATAGTGTTGCTAGATTATTTGGAAATTCTAAAATAGCTCAATTAATCGGTATGGGTGTTGAAGAAGCTCATGTATTTACTTTTGCTGAACTAGGAATGTTTGGTGTTAATGTTATTGGGGACCAATATATTACAGAAAGTGGTGAAACACAATGGAGTGATTTTGGACCAACTATGCAACATTCAATATTGGCTGGTTTAATGTTGGGACCAGTTAGAGCTTTCCCTTGGGGTTATAAAAATGTTCCAGAATTACAATTAACAAAATTTATTACGAGCAAAGATGGAAGACAAAGAGCAGCTTATTTGGCAGGATTAAGTAAGGGATATGCTAAAAATTTAGACCCTAAGATTGCAGGTGATAGACAATCTATTGCAAGAATGTATGGAGATATGTCATCAATGAAAAATGTAAATCCAGCAAGTGGAAAAGGAAATTATAGAACTATTTTAGAAAGTAGAATAAAGTTAAAAGAAAATGCAAAACATTATAAAAATTTACCAAAAGAATATAGAAGTCTTGTAAAGGAAGGGACTGAAGGAGGACAAAATTCTACTGCTGATTTAGTAAGAATTGTCGAAAATAGGTTTGGTAAATATAGTGAGAAAGAAGTAGCAGCAGCAGCAGCTATTATGAAAGATGGTTTAACTGATTTGGGAGGAAAAATTGCTGGTTTATGGAGAGGTCCTTTAATAAAGGCATATGCTCATGATTTTGCTCTTAGTACTCCTCGTATGGCTCTTGGTGGGTTTGTCATGATGGGCGGAATGGAAACTTTGAGAGATGAGAATTTAACATTTGAAGACAAATTAAGACATTGGCTTATCGGTGCATTTATGATGAAGCATGGAAAAGAATTGAATTATAAAGGAGGATGGTTTAGAAGTCCAATAAATCCTTCTAAAAGTAAATGGTTAAAATGGAAAGATTTAAATGAATATCCAGAAACGTTAATGAGACATGATAGGTCTCTTAGGGCATTAGGAGTAGACCCAAGATTTGATGAAAGTGGTCATTGGGTACAAGTAAGACAAGATATGGAAAAGTTTACAACAATGCCTCAATTTGGTACTGGTATATCTCGTGTTGAAGGTTCAAAATTTAGAGACTATAGTAATTTATTTAATAAAAAGAGAGGAAAAGGTGGAAATTTCTTTGCTGAAGAAGGCAAGGCTGTAACTGTAAGTACAATAAAAGGAAGAGGAGTAGCTAAAGAACAACAATTTGAAGTTTCTGAACAATATCTTATTGTAAAGGAACTGTTAAAAAGAAATCCTGCTATTGTTTCCGAAGGAAAAAGATTAAAAGAATGGGCAGAATTAAGTCCATCTCAACAAAAAGCTTTTCAGAAATTTTTAAGAGAAAAGAAGTTTATATTTGGAAATGATAGCGCAGATGTTGTTCAAGACTTAATACAACATGCTAGACCTTTGTGGAATAATTTTATAAAAGAATGGCAAAATGGAGCAATGATTAAATCAGCACTTAAATCTCCAAATGGTGAAGATATTCCATTAGCATATACAAAAGAAAGTGGTGGGATTGTTATTAAACCAATAGAACCTAATAAAGCTGGTTCTAAACATAATAATAATCCAGATTTTCATAATGCTATATCTATATGGAACAATCAAATTGTTGCTAGAGGATTAAAGCTTGGAATTTTTGAAATGGCTGAAAAGAATGAAGTTGTTACAATAACTAAGCAACATCAAGGAGTAGAAGCTCTTATAGAAAGAATCCATAGATTAAAAGATGTTTTAGATAACGAGCTAATAGATAGTCATAATATAAAGACTGAACATGTTGGTCTTGCATGGGATAGTAAGTTTGTTGAAGGTTCTATGACGTGGATAGATTTAATGCATCAAAGAGGGAGGGCTAAAGAATTAATATATGAACTTTCGGACAAAAATAATGAATCTCAAGCTTCATTCGATTTTAAAGATTTGGTTTTAGGTCCTTTAACAGGAAGAAATATTAATCCTCATGAGTTTAAGATTGTTAATGGAAAAAAATGGGAAATAGAAATAGCTGAAACATTTTTAAACAATCTATTACCTGTACTTAAAAAAGTTAAGAATTATCGAGAAGGGACTAAACAAGAATTAATTGAACAAGTAGCTACTGTAAAAGATAAAAAAATTGAGATAGATTATTCAGTAGCTAAAAAGGTAATAGATATATTTAATCAAAATGGAGTACATCTACTTTCCAATCCAGCAGCACGAGAGATGATAAGAGAAGAATATCTTATTGGAAATCAACTGGGCGTTTCAATGGCAAGAGAATTTACTGATGCTCTAAGTAGAGATATAAAAAAGGATACTTTAATTGATTCTGAACTACCAGTTTATAACAATAAGGGTGAAATAATTGGAACAGAACCCTTGATAGACAATCCTAAAAAGATGTCTCAATTATGGTGGATGGAACAAACGGGCTTAACGCAGAATTTCACTGTGGCAGGAGAACATTTTATCATTGGTCAAAATACTGCAATGAGAGACCAAATAGGTTTAGTTAGGAGCCCATTAAAAAGAATGGTTGAAACAATAGATACCAAAGACCAAAAAGCATTAGAGGCATTAGAAAAAGCACTGAGAAGAGGAGGTAAAGATGAAGCTCCTATGACTGAACAAGAAGTATCAGAATTAAAATTAGTAGCAGAAGGTATTGTTGAAGGAAAAAATAGAACAGCACATAGAGATAAAAAAATAGATGAGTTCTATGATGAGCTTATAGATAAATTTAATGATACTTTTAAAGATTTAATTCGACAAGAAGTTGAAATAAAAGGGAAAAAACATACAGTTGGTATTCTTGATAGAAACCCAGATATAAAAATAGCAGTTAAAACTGATTTTGTACATGAAACGGTTGAAATGTTAGAAGTAATAGGTCATGAAACTATGAAATCAGAAATGATAGAATTGTCTGGGATAGTTAATAAATTAGCTTATTCTAAACAAATAGGTCATAAACAGCTTTTAGCTCAAATCATTAGAATGATAGCAGAATCTCCTAGACAAGCAGAATATAAAATATGGAAACTTTCTAAACAATATCAAATATTTCATGCTTGGAACGAAACTCAAAAAAGACATATTTTTCAACCTGATAGAGTCAACAAAAGAACTGATACAGAATTAGAAGCTTTAGTTAGAACATTACATAAAGCAGGTAAAAGCAATATACCTATGGATGCAAAAGCAGTAAATGATTATTTAAAAGAATTGGAAAGAATGGATGCTGATTTAAAGAAAAATCCGAACGAATTAGACAAGTCTAAAAGCCTTAGCAATATAGCTAAAAAATTTAAATTTGGAGAATTAGAATTAACAGATGTAGAAATAGCTGAGGGTAAATTATTGCATGAGAAAATCCAAAAGAAATATGAAGAAATAGGACCTGAAAAAATGATGTTATATCTAAATGAACAGATGACTGGAAAAAAAGGTACTAAAAATAGAAAGAAAGAAATAGCCGTAAATGCTATGGTTATTGTTAATCAAATAGAAAGCGGTATTAAAGGCATTATGTTAAATGCTAATACAGAGCAAAGAACCTTTCTTACTGAAGAAGCTCATCTTAATAAAAATAATATAGATAATAGAATAGAAGATATAACAAAAGATAGAAATACTGGAGTATCAGAACCTCCAATTCATTATAAAGCACAAAGTAAACAACAAGGAAGAAAATCAGTAGATTGGTCTGAAGGAAACGAACTTCAACGCATATATGATATGTCTGTAAAAAGAAGTGATACTGTTGAATTTCCTTCTGATATGAGAGTAAAAGAAGAAATGACATCAGACACTTTTATTGATGTTGATGTAGTTCAACCAAGATATCCATTTTTCATTCCAGGAACAGCAGCTCCAAGAGGAATCAAAGGTAATGTATCGGATAGATTTAATATTGCTAAAAATTTTACTGATTGGTTTTTGGGAGAAAAAAATGCTGAAGGAACAAGAGAAGGTGGATATGCAGAAAAAGCAGGTCTTAGTAAAAAAGAAATAAATAAAAGATTAAAAGATTATGGTATTATCAAACTAGATAAAATTGATGGGGAAAGGTTTCCTGAAATTGTAGAACTTTTACCTGATGTAGGAGAAGGTAATTATATGTGGCAACCTTCTACTAATAGTAAAATAGGTATGAACCAAACATATAAACTTATGATGGATTTTATATGGGGAGGAATGCTTAAACCTTCAAGATGGGAAACAATGAGAAAAGCAGATAATGAGAAAATGGCTAAAATTGTAAAAAGATTTCCATTATTTGGAAATGTAAATCAACTAAATATGACGACAAAACAAGTTAAAATTGCAGGTGATTATATCAAAAATCCAAAAGTTAAACTGTTTAGAACATCTGAAGAAAAAAATGATATGATTGAAAGATTAGACAAATTTGCAAAGCATGAACTTAAAAACTTAAGAGTTCGAGATGAAGGAATTGGATTATATCATAATGTTCTTGAACACACAATAGACCGTTTTGACAAAGCTATCAAAGAAGCAGAAAGTGCAGGAAATGAAAAAATTGTAAAAAGCTTAGAAGCAGAAAAAGACCAATTTTTAAAAGATTATGATGACGGAAAAATAATGAATAAAGATGGCAGCGATGTTAATAGTGTTAATTTTATTAATCCTAAAGATTTTAAAATGTTTGCTCTTCTTTTGGGTCATGCAGATTCTTCAAGAGGTGGAGGAATTAAACCAATTATAATTGATATAAATAATAAAAAAGAAATTTTTATAGAAAAAACTGCTTTGATTAAAAATGAAAAAATTCAAAAGATTTTTGACGCTAATCCTGATTTATCTATTATCTCATTTGATTCTTCATCAAAAGAATTTGGTGGACCACGATATGGAAAATCATATAATTATAAACAACAAGTTCCGTATGAAAAAGAACTCGCAGATGGAACTAAACAAAAGGAAGGGGATTGGCTCTATAAAGAAGTTGAAACAAAAGGGAAAAAAACTAAGAGGATACCTATACATGGATTAGAAGAATTAACTCAACCTAGTCAAATTAAAGACTTTGATACTTATACTAGACCTGTTACACCAGAAGGAATTAAACTTATTATGTATAAAGGAGATAAAACTGAAGCAACATTAGCTCCTAATTCATTTAGTCATCTTATTGATAGCACAGCAAGAAAAGCAGTATTCAACGAGTATATAAGTAAGAATTTTAATAAAGCAGTGAATGAAATTAAAGATATAAATTCTCCAGAAAAAGCAGAAACTGAAATAGCAAAATTTCAATTTGCTATGCAAACCCAAATAGGAAGACAAGATATAACTGTAGATATAAGTCAAGGACAACTTGGAGTACAGGAAATGTTAGCAAAGGCAGGTGTTCATCCATCTTTCTTTGAAAGAGAATGGATGGACAATCAAAAAAGAGAACACATAGACCCATTATATAAAATAAAAGTAGACGAAGGAGGACAAGGTGTTTTAGCTCCTGATGCTCGCTTTAATCCTTCGGAAAAATTAATGCCTACATTATATGCAGATAATAAGATTTATGACCATGGTCAAATAGAAGTGTCTTACGCTAGAAGAAATGACCCTTGGATACATAAATCTTTATTTGTTATAAATAGAAAAAAAGGAAATTATGATGAGCGTATCCATGGATGGCATAAAATAAAAGACAACTTCAATTATGCTTTAACTGCAGAAGGTAAAAAACAATTAGAAAGAGTAGGAAGACAAAAACGAATGGGAAGTTTATATGATTTTCTTGTTAAAGTAAATAATAAAGATAGTAAAATTGTTAGGAAAACTATTAAAGAAGATTTTAATTTAGAAATAGGAATGCTATCTGAAAGAGCTCCTCACACAAAACCAAATAGTATGTTAATTGTAGGGCTAAAAGGATTTAGAGGGGAAGGAGAAGGGAATGTTGTTGTATTAAATCGTGCTGATGTACAAAGAATCCTTGAAGGAGATTATGATATAGATACTGTAAATTATTTATGGAGAGCTCCAGAAAATATTGTTAATGAGGTTGCAAAAATGAGTCCATTAGTAAAAGATTCTCAAAAAATTAAAGAAGTAGAACAAATGAGTTATCAAGATTTAAAACTAATGGATGTAGAGGATATGATACAATATAAAAGAGAAGCAGTTACATCTGACAAAGCAAAAGGTACTATCATGAATACTCAAAGCTTAGTTCAACATCTACAATTATTTTCATCTGTTAATTTTAATTTTAGAGGAAAGAATGGTAAAAAAATAACTGGACCTATTTTTAAAATAGGTGAAAATACATATCTTACAATGAGAAGAGATTTATCTCCAACACATCAATTAATAGCAAATTTAAATCAACATATTCTTGATGCTAAAAATGGATATGATAGAGGACAAATTGGAGGACCAGAATATTATCAAAAAATTATAGATAAAGTATTTTTTGATACAAAATCTGGATTTTTTGAACAAAGAAATTATAATGTAAAACAGGAAAGATTAATTCTTTCTATAGACAAAGAAACTATTGAAGAAGGTGCAGTGAATCTAGTCGG